TCTTGTAGTCTTATATCAAAATCTTCTTCTGGTAAATTATCAAATTTATGTTTTTCTTTTATTTTTTCAGATATTTCTTTGTGTTGTTTGGGAGTAATTTTTTTAGGATTTATTGGTTTACCATTTTCATCTTTTGTGTTAAGTACTTCTTGTTGATATTCAACTCCCATATAATCATATATTAAATTAGTCTTATCTGATTGCTGAACATTTAATATATCAAAATGTCTATCAATATATTCTTTAGATTCTTTTGGTAGTTCTTTATACTCTTTGGTGTTTTCCATTTTAGCTTTAGCTTCAGGCAAATTAGCTCTCCCTGGTAATGGATTAGTAGCTAAATATTGAGTAGCTTTAATTTCAGCTACAGACCTACCTGACGCACCAAAGAAAAACCCTAATGCATATTCATATATTTGCTCTGGTAATGGTAAATCTTGAGCTGTAGCCATACCACCAGTGTAAGCAGAACCTAATACTCCTCTAGCAAATAAATTTACTGTAGATTCAACTTCTGTAGGTTTTATAACAAGCTTTCTTAATGCTTCTTCTCCAAGTTTTTTAGTGTTAGGATTTATCATTAACTTACCTATGTTAGTCATTTCTCCTATACCACCAAATACAGCTCCAGCCATAGCACCATGCAAAGCACCTTCTACCATACCTCCAGGTCCTTCTTTTCTAGCACTAACACCTAAAGCTATACCAAGATGTATACCATCGTGAGCTATTTTTCTAAAGCGGTCATTACCAAGTAAACCTTTACTTAAAAATCCTGAAGATAATAGTCCATTTTTATCTAATGATTTTTGTCCATTTTCTATAACCCAATCTGAAATACGCATAGGAACAGACCTTAAATGATATGTTTTTTTACCTGTTGTTTTATCTATTACTTCTTTTCTTAAATCAAAATTACCAATTTTTAATTTTTCAGCAATTTTCATTGTGCTACTTTGATATTTTCTTTGTGCGTCTATAGCAGTACGTCTAGCTTTTATACTACCTTTAACTACACCCGAAGTTCTTTTAGCTCCTGTACGAAGTGCTCCTTTAGCTATAGAAGCAGGAATAGAAGCACCCATGCTAAATACCCCTGCTATAACATCTGGTGCTAACCCTACTAAATGACCCATTTTACTAGCAATAGCTTCAGTTGACGTATCAGCTTCATCAGCCCAACCAAACGTAGTAAAACCTTCAGCAAATCCAGATACAAATTGATTAAGAGTAGAACCTAAAGTTGCTTCAGCTGCTTCCATATCACGATTAAATGGTATGTCAGATGCTCTCATAACTTTTTCTACGTAATCTGTATCGGTACTAGAAAAACTTTCAGGGTCATTTTCATAAGCTAAATAAAGTCTATCTGCATAGTCTCTTTTATTTATGACCCCGTTAGTAACTAAGTCATTTAAATACTTAAGTTGCGTATTCATTATTTTGTTATAGGTGATTCGTTGTTTAGTGTTCTAGTCAATGCATCTGAAACTTCATATTGTACTTCTTCTTGCTTTGGTATTTCTTTTTTCATAGAAGCAGAAGAAATAGGTACATCAACATTATAAAACTTATCAAAATCTAATATAGCACCACTTTGCAAATTAAATGTTTTTAACTGTTCCTCAGTACCATATTTTTCTATAAACTGTCTTTGGTCTGCATCCAATATATTTGCTATTTTATTAGCTATTTGTTTTTGTTCAGTTTTAGCTCCTTCTCTTCCAGAAACTACAGCTGGTGCTATAGTAATGGCAGATTCAGATAATGTTCCTAAAATAGTACTTCTGTTTTTTAGATATGTATCTATTGTATTTGAACGTGTGTCTGATACAGTTAAATCAACACCTGTTGCAGCTTCTAATTGACCTGTAACTTCATTTATAGTACCTCCTGCAACTTCTAAACCAGGAGTTAAAGCAATAATACCACTTACTGCTGATGTTGCACCTAAAGCTGTGCCTAGGTAAGGTCTTCCAGCTTTAAATGCCGCTTTTGAACCTTTAAAAGATGCTCTAGATATACCTCCTGCTGTAACCGCTCCTGCAGCTTGATAAATCATATTTACAGCATTATCACTACTCCAAGGTGAAAATAATTGCTCTCCTGTAGTACCTTTGTAATCAGTAAGTTCTTTTAAAGTTAAAGTACCATCATTACTTTTTTGAGTTATTAATGCAGCTTGAGTTCTTACTGTTGCATCTAAAGTTTCATCTCCAGCTAGCCCTGTTAAATTATCTTGCTCTATTTTAGTTAGAGTTGCTTTTAATATACTTCCTTCTTGTTCAATTTTAGCAATAGTTATTGAATTTTCTGCATTAAACATAGCCAATCTATTTGCTTGTTCTCTTTCTTCTTTTTTTATTTTTTCATTTCTTGCAACCATATCTGGGTCTGTAGCTTCCCATTTAGCAAAAGCTTTTTGATTAGCTAATGTAGCTGCTGCTGCTTCAGTTGCTAAAGTTTGTTGATTATCAAATCTTAACTCTACCATACTTTTTTCAAAAGCCATTTCTTCTAATCTTTGTTTAGCTTCTCTTTGCGGTTCATTAAATTGTCTCATTGCTCCTAACAATGTAGACAGATTTTGTACTACTTCATTACTAGCCATTATACTAATCCCCCTATTTTATCTAATAAAGTTTGTCCTATATTAGATTTTATATTAGCGTCAGCTGCATATCTATCTATATCAAATCCAGCTGCAGCAATTCCTCTTGCATCTCCAGCAAATTTTCTATCTCTTGTAACACCTGCGTAATCTTGTTCTTGATTAAATTGATTAAATCCGTCAAATAAATTTGTTGTATACATATCTTGCATTTGTTGTCCTGCACCAGATTGTAAATTAGTTTGACCATATTGTTGATTCATACTAACCATTTCTTCTCTTCCTTTATCTATCATAGAGTTCATTCCACTTTGACGTAAACCTTGATAATATGCCCTATCTTGTTGATTTTCATTTACTAAAGCTGCATAATTTTGTTCTAACATGGGTTGTCCTGATTGTATGATACCCTTTTTTAAATTTCTTTTTTCATTTTGTTCACTTCTAGCACTAGCACTAGACCACATCCCTGCTATTGCTGCTACTCCTTGTACTGCTAGCCAACTCATTATTTACCTTCCTTTTTATGTGGTGTAAAAACTTGACCTAAATCATCTAAAGTATTTACTATATCCCAACTCAAACCAATTTTAGCACTGGCATCTTTGTATGCATTTTCTTTTAATAATGCTTCTTCTTGTTGTTGAACAACCATTGTAGCATCACTTACTGCTTTATCTACTCTGTTATTTTTATTCATTTCTCCCCCCATTTGTTCATAATATTTGCTAAATCCAGCATCTATATTATTTATATCTTTATATTTTAAATTATTTGCAAATCCCATTGCGTCTCCATCTTGTAAAGATTTCATCGCAGCGGGAAATTTATTTGCCCAATTTTCTCCTAATTGAAAATTAACTGCTGTCAATCTATTTAACATTCCATCTACACCAGCACCAACAGGTAATTGTTGTTCTGCTGCAACAAAAGCTTTACCTAAATCACTTTCAAATCTTCCATCTATCCATTCATCTGTAAGAGAAATTGGTGTTCCATTTTTATCAGTACCTACTTCTCTTGGTCCATACATAGTTGGTATAGTTGTATATCCTACTACACCTAAACTATCTAACTCTGATTCTTCCATTAAATGTCCTATACCACCAGTTGGTTTACCTTCAGTATCTAAATAAACCATAGATAAACGACCTTCTTCTTCTTCAACCATTTTTTTTAATTTTTCATAATCATTCATTTATAGACTCTCTTCTTTTTCTTATGTCTTTTAAATAATCTTGACCTTGTTTTCTTTTATTACGAACACCAGGGACATTAACTTCAAAAGGTACTTGTACTAAGTTACCATCTACGTCAATGTATTTATTTTGTATAGAATTATTAATATCATCTAAAATACTATTGTAAATATTATCAAGTCTCTCATTTTGTTTAACAGGTGCAAAGTCATCAGAGAAATTAGTAACAAAATCAAGTAATTTTCCTCTCATTACATTTTCACCCTTTCTTATTTGTTCAGGGTCATACATTTGTCTTCTTTCTCTATTTTGAATAATTGTTTTTTTTAATCCTTCTCCACCTACTCTTACTTCTTCTACTATTGAAGCAGCAGATACTCCAGCAGTAAAATCTTCTATAAAATCTCCTGCTAGACTAGGTTCTTCTACATCTGTTTGAGCTAACTGTGAACCAATAATACTTTTAGTTAAATCTTTTCTTTGCATATCTTCTCCTATTATCCTGTAGATACAGATATTTGTAAATCTGTATTAGTTATGTTGTTGTTTTCGAAGGTAATTGTTCTTGATTCTGAACTTAAATTAGCTCCTTTTAAATTTGTATATTTAAATTTTACATAATACAATGTAGCATTACTTATAGATTTAAATGGTGCATACGATGCATTTATACTAGGTTCTCCTGTAGTACTTACAGCTACGTGCAATGAACCAGAAGATGGTTGTTGACAAGTAATAGAAGTGTTTCCATTACCTGCTGATAGTGTAATTGTTTTACCTGTACTAAACGCTGAACTGCTTAAAGGTGGATTTCCAATAGAACCTATACTAAAATCTGCTGGAACATTTGACCATGCAGTACTTGCTGTGTTTGTTGTTGCACTTTCTTCTGATGAATAATTTCCAGTAAAAGAATCGTTTTTAGCTAAAACTCTATACACATAATTTATACCAGAAGTTAAACTAGTGTTTTGATACGATGTAGTAGTATCGTTATTTGCTAAATTACCCTTAGCACTTGGAGCTATAGTTGCAATAGTTGCAAAACTATTTGTACCATCTTTACGTTGAATAACAAAATTTCTTGTTACTCTAGTGTCTCCAGTTATTGATAAATCAATTCGTGAAGTACTAATAACACTTAAAGATATTGAAGGAGGTGTAGGTTTACAATCTATGCTATTAGATAATACTCCATTAGTTGCAACTTGAAATATCTTATCTACATTAGTTCCATCAATAGAAAAAAAGTTATTTCCTGTTGCTGACGAATTAAATGCTTCTCCATTAAATGGTGTAGTACCATTGGCATTATCGTATAAAATAGAACCATTTATAAACGTACTATCATTAATATGTTTAGACACAACATCTACTGATGCTGAAACAAATGGTTCTACAAATTCTGCACATTCTACAAGTTGTCCATCAGTCCATCCAGTATCAGCTCCTGATTGTGGATTTATTTTATTTATGTTATGTGACGTATATAAAGCATTAGTTTGAATGTTTGCATCTGATGCAGTAGTAGCACTTTCGTTAGCCGCTGTTAGCCTATAATACCAAGTATCTGCTGTTGTTATACTTGTGTCAGTAAATGTTGTACCAGATTCTGTTAATAATGTAGAACCATTTTCTACATATGCAGAACTTCCTGCTGCAGCTCTTTTTAAAGTAAATGAACTTGCATCTCCTACATCATACGTTAAGACTACATGAACATTGCCGCTAAGTGCTGCAGATATAGATAATATAGGTCCTTGTCCTGGTTCAGCAGGAGAGATTGCATTACTACTACTTACAATACCAGTTTGTTTTGTGCTTTGAGATACATCTACATTAAACCATTCTTTTTGACCCTTAACATACAAACCTTTAGTATTTCCTTCGTTTACAATTTTGATTTCACCTTCACTGCCCTGGCTATTTTGAGGTTTACCTTGAACCTCTTTACCTGGTACTGCGTATTGCTGTTGTGATTCACGCATTCTATTAATTGCTTGTAATAAAGTTATTTTACTCATCGTCTTATCATTTCTCTAAATACTATTTGTATATCATTAATTTCAGTTCCAGCATCTATTGCATTAGTTCCATGTGCTGCTAATTGTAATTGAAAACTTTTTATTCCTTTAAATGTTGTAGGCATAGTAATTTTATGTGTTTGCATATATGAATGCACAGGTAATACACCATTTGGAATATCTATTACAGCACCTCCATCAGCTTTAGCCCTTAATTGTATTGCCTGCGTATTTGGTTGCATATAATTTATGTAAATAGTATTTATGTTTTTCTTTATATCGGGATTATTAAATGTCATATCTTTTGTTTCTAATAATACCATTTCGTCAGTAGGTGTTATTGCAGCAGAAGTATCATTCCATTTTTTTAAAGTGTTATTACTACCACCATAATCTACGTAAATCATATCTCCAGAATTGTCTGTAATAACATTAGACATTTTAGTAGCAGTAAACGATTTATCACTAAAAGACCAAGATTGTGATTTTAAATCAAATTGTAAAACAGTATTGTTGTTAGAGTTAAATATAAATATAGTTTTTTTATCTGCAGAATAAGAAATAGTAGCATCATCATGATAGTAGTTATTACGCCAATCATCTAGTTTAGGTTGTCCAGTTTCACTTAATACAATATCTACGACAGATTGACCGTCATATAAAAAAGCACTTACTTTATTAAACCAAGCTATAAATCCATCACCTTTTATTACATGATATTCTTTTTCACATCCTCTAAATTCATAACTACCTTCTAAAAATTCTATATTTCTTGAAATGTTAATTATGTATAATGTGTTTTTTTTAAATTCTAATAATTGATTATTTAATGTTTCTAACCTAACAATTTCATCACCATCGTTTATTTCTACATCTATAAAAGAATTTTCAGGAAATGTATCAAATTCATTAGGATTAGATTTTAATACAGTATCACTCTTAATTATTTGTTCTTTATCAGTATAATACGCTACATTACCTATATAGGCCCTTCTATTAGCTATAGCAGACGTTTTAAAGCCTGAGCCTTCTCTACCTACTACTGAAGGTTTAAAGTTTAAATATGGCTCGTTTTGAGACAAATTAGATATAGGGTCACCAAAAACGTAAGCATTGCTTGCTGCTGAAGCCGTAGGATAAATGTAATATTTATTTGTAGAATCAATTAAAGCAAATGCATTGTAATTATCTTCACCACCATATCTTACACCTTTAGAAAAATCTATATCCATAAATAAGTACTTTTGACCAAAACTACTTCTAGACCAAGCACCGCCTTCACTTAAAGCCCAATATACTTTTATTCCTGATTGTCTAGTATTTTTAGGTAATCTACCTGTAATCATCGCAAACATATGTCGTTTAAATGTTCCTAAAGCAAATACTCCTGCAGTAGGTTGAAGCACATCTCCTATATATACAGGATAAGATTCTTGATTATTATAAACATTTGAAGCAAATAAACTATACTTTATACCTGATTTATTATTATAAACTGGTATATAGCTTGTTTTACTTGAATAATCTAAATTTGCTTGAGTAGAACTTTCATTATGAAACCAAGCATATAAAGATAAAGGTCCATGTCCAATATTAAAATCATTACTATTAGGTTTGTTTACTAATAAAGAATTTATTTGTGCGTGAGATTGTAAACTTCCAGTTATTGTTCTTTCTGTAGTGTTAGATAAAACTAAACCTTTATTTAATGTTATTTCGGAAGTTGTTAAATCTATTGCAGAATCATCGTTAAAGTCTTCTGGGTTGTATCCATAAGGTTCTGAAAGCGTAGTTTTTAATGGTGCTATATATGAAGATTCATTTTTAAACGCAGTGTATGTTTTTGCAATTTCTTGAACAGAATCATTCACTCCATCTCCTACTGTTATTCCTGTAGTTACACCTAAATTATATTTTTTATCTACATACCCATACCATTGAGGACTATTGCTAGTACTAAAATTTGTACCCGACAATCTAATTTCACCATCTATAATATAATTGTTTACTGGCGATTCTGCTGCACCATAAGTAATAACACCAAGATGTTCTTCGGTTTGATTATCTATTTTTAATAAATCTATATTTTTATTATGTACGTCGTTAACTAAATAAAGTTCCGTAGGTGTTAAAGAATCATTTGTATCTTCAGGGTCTCTATCTAGTGTTATATAAGATAAGCCGTTTCCTTGATTAAATTTATTATTGTGAGCTTCACTATAAGCAGGTCCAGACGCACTAGTACCAAATAACCTAAGTTTACCTGGTATTTCGTTGTCTAAACAATTTAATGTTGAAAATTCAGAATCATCTAAATCTCTAGGATTAGTTTTATTATTTAATCCACCACTAAAATTATTTACGTTTATTGCTTTTTTTGGCATTCTTTTTTCTCTTTTTCTTTTTGTTGTATAGTCTTCTACTACTATTTGTAGAAACGCCTTTAGACTTTCCCCCGATAGAGTTACTTGTTACCGTCAATTATTTCACCCCATACACTTGTTTTGCCGTCTCTTATTTCTACTGTCTCTACTTTAAATTCACCATTGTCAAACCAATCAACGATAGCAAATGCGTGACCCCAATTATGCAATCTACCTTTTAGCCACTTATTACTCTCATGAGACATATCTTTTAAACACCCCATAGACCAAGCACCAATATTGCTATTAAGCTTTGTCATAGTATGTCGTTGTATGTCATGTACGTGTCCATACATTACATTTTCACCGTATGTCTCTAAATGTTTTTTTGCATGGTATGTTGTTGCAAACGCACCATGAAAGAATACTAACTTACCTACTTGGATTGGTAAGTTGTATTCCGTGTATTTGTATCCTCTTTCTTTAATCCTACACGCTTCAAAAAAGTTGTAGTTATCAAGATAAGGATACTTATTAGCAAAATTATCCAACCAGATATCGTGATTGCCTTGAAGTAAATACTTTTCTTTACATCCGATTTCTTCAAGCACTTCATCCCATTCATCTAATCCTTCATTTACTAATCTAATATCTTCATCTACAATAGGTAGTTGAAACTCTAATGGTGGTAACTTCTTGTCTTTATATCTCCAAGCAGAACAAGATTCCCACTCTCCTACATCTCCTAAATTAACAAAAACTGTAGGTTTTACTTTTAGTATTGCTTTCTTAACACATTCAACTGCAGCTCTATCCTCTAAAGGGTAATGCTGGTCAGGTATTACAATTCCACGTTTTTTAAGTTTCAACGAAACCTCCTATTAATTCTTATTTAAGTGCTTTTTTAATTTCTGCAAATAGCTTATCATCTAATTTATTTGAAGACTTAGCTACTAAGGCTTCTCCTAAATGTAATACAATAGCTTTAAGTACTTTTTCAGTACCTAACTTTGCAAGTAACTTTCCTAATATAGGTCCCATTATTTTTCTCCTGGTTCACATGATTCTTCACAAGCTTCAAGGCCTTTTATATATCCCTGGTGTTCAATAATCATTTGTTTAACTTCTGCTAATCTACCATTAGCACTTTCTAACTCTTTAACAAGTTCGTTATGTTGTTCTACCATAGATTCCATTTTTTCCATAGCTTCTTGTTTTAAGTCCACTTTTGCTTCTTTAGCCATTATTCATACTTCCTTATGTTGTTTACCATTTAACTTTATCTGCCCAATAAGCAGCAGACATCTTGCCTTTAGCAATGTTTTTACCGTGACGTGCTTTAAAACTTTTACGTCTAGCTTTTGATTTAGCATCTGTTTTTTTACCAGCAGTGCTAACTCCTTGTTGTCCAAATCGTATAGTTTTTACTTTATCACCTGATTTAGCCACTACTACATGTGACTTAGTTTTATGTCCAGGAGTTCTTTTAGGTTTATTATAACCACTAACTCCTGCTCTCTTTAATCTAGAATCTTTAGCTTTAGCCATTATTTTTTACCCTTTTTAACAATTTTTTTAATTTTACCGTTATGAGTTCTAGCAAATTTATGTGTTTTGGTTTCTCTTATAAGAGTGCCGCTATAACGTTTGCCACCCCAATTCCAACTTACTTTTTTAGCCATTATCCTTGTCCTCTATTGCGTTTTTTATAGTAATTTTTACTTAACTTATTACCGAACTTGGTGTTATTTGACATACCTTGACGAGTCTTCTTTTTGCCATTAGTTCTTCTAACTTGTTGTCCAACTCCACGCATGGTATGTAATTTAACCTAGTTTACTTCTTTTTCCTAGTAGTTTTTTTCTTACCTTTTTTAGGTGGTCTTCCTCTTTTACTACCGTATGTTCCTTTACCTTTTGGCATAACGCTTTCCTTATTTAACTTCTTGTTTAATTTTATCAAATACTTCTTTTTCATCAAATCTCATACTAATGCCTGGTTCATATCTCATAACCTCTGTTCCATTTTTAAATATAATTATAGTAGGTACTATTTTTATATTCCACTCTCTTTGTATAATTGCTCCAATAGTTTCGTTATTTAAATCTATTTCACCAACAAAACAAAGTTCAGCTAATTTTTCTACTTCTACTCTATTAGCATAATTCCAAGATGCATTAACTTGTACTACTGCACATTCTTGTAATTTAACTAATTGAACATCTTGAAAACTATCTAAAGAAACAGATTGCGAATATAGTGACGAGGTAAATAACCCAAGCCCCAATACTAACGATTGTATATATCTTACCATTTCTCACCTACTTGTTGTTCATGTTTAATAGAGTCTCGTTAATCATCTTTGTATCTTCTTTAACAGAATCTACTTTTTCTTCAAGCTTCTCTACTTTGTCTTCTGTATTCATAATACTATTACGTATCATTTGGTCTTTTAAATCATACTCTGTTCTACTTACAGGAGGTTCAGGTAATTTTTTAGCTTCTTCTATATCAGCTTGCAAATTAAACCATAATCCTACTACCATAAATATTGTAACTCCTATACTAACTGCAGTCTCTAAACTTAATGTAAATTTACTGTCTTTACTCAGCTCTGCCACTTTATCCCCCTATGTTTTATGGGAAACCTCCACCACTGTCATCAAAATTATTTTGAACTAACCCTGGTGTTGTCTCTCCCTCTGCGACTATTTTAATCGTTCTATTACTTGTTTCATGTAACGAGCTATGTTGTATGTATTTAAATCTACAATACAACGTACCGCTACCATTAATACTAACAGCAGTACCAAAATTACCAGTACCACTATTAACAGTTCTATATGTAGCACTATTGTTTGGAAATCCCGAAGTAGACGTTGCTACAGACAATCCACCTCTTACTACTCCACTATTTAACGTATAATACACATCTATAACATCAGAAGTAAATCCTGTAAATGTAATACTTCTATTATAATAGTTTGTGCCACCTGGATTAGACCCAATGCTTTGAGTACCAGCGCTCCAAGTACCATAAGAAGTATTAGTTAAGTCATGGTCATAACTATAAAACTCAGACATTGCATGGGGAGCAGAACCGTCTGGTCTGTTTGCCGATGCATTCTCAGTATTAATAGTTACAAACGTACCATCAGATATATCTTTTAACGAAGCATTGATTTCATTTTCATTGCCTGTTTCTTCGTATATATCACTAATACTTATTTGCCCTGATGCTGGTAGTGCCATTTATTACTCAGCGTCTTTT